TATCTAATTGAAGGTGCATTCGTAGTTATTTGTTTCTGAGGATTCATCATAATTTAACTCGGGTTTCTTACCTTATCCGTTTTTACTAAATAAATCAAGAGCTGGCATGATAACTTTTACATCCTGAGCCATGTCTTCATTCTTATATCCCTTGGCTTCCCACTCACTTCTCTCTTTAAAAGTCTCGCCAGTTGCTATGTTTCTATACGTTGTTATAGTTTCTGCCTGTAATACAGGTATTACTTTATTTTCCATGTTTAATCCAATACTGTTTTTTTAATGTTTAAGTAACTAATACCTACATCTGTGGCACTAGAGGCACTAGCTATAATCGTAAGAGTCGTACCACCCTCTACAATTAATGGTTGAGTTAAAAGCTCTAGACTTACGTTAGCCGTAAGAGCTATTGTTTTAATTACAGTTACACCATTATTTTTTACTGTAATTGTAGGAGTTCCTACAGACATTACTCTTAAAGATTTAAGAATATAAGTCTCACTTACTAAAGGGTTTCCTGTACCAAACATATTGGCACCGACTCCACTTAGATCTTGTGCAGCTACTCCATAAAATAAATATTGATTCTGTATTGACATTATTCTAAAAAGAAAGCTTTAGCTTCTATCTCCTGTTTAAGTTCCTGTTGAAACGTTGTATTTAATTTCTCAATAATAGCATCCAAATCTCTAACTTGGTTAGCTGCTACATTTTCATCATATTGTTTTGCAGGTCTTGTTAAGGATTGTACTATCTTTGCCATAAACTTGCAATTCCTCCACTGCCATAGCCTTGTCTTCCTGTACCATCTTGTTCAAAACCACCAGGATCAAATCCACCACTTTGAGTAGCGCCACCATAATTGTTATTACCCCCACCATTATTATTAGTTGTAGTTTGTTTTTCTATAAAAGCATCTACTTCATCAAAATCATTAGTAGTTAAATCTTCTATTTCTTTGTTTAATTGGTCTAATCTTTCCTGAGACATTGTATCTCCGTATTTATCTTTATAGTTTTGTAATTGTTTTTCATAATCATTAGTTCCAAAACCAGATACAACATTCTGTCCAGATAATATAGAGCTGGGTCCATACTGCATTAAACCACTACTAGGATTATTTCCTATATACCCTCTACCTGAAGCATAATTTATTTGACCTTGAAGGTTTGGATTGTAATTATAAGAACCTTCTCTTAATGGGTTTGTCATATAACCTAAACCTAATGCTGCTCCAAATAAAGGAAGTGCTCCGGTAATTCCGCTGCTCCCCCCTGAAATTGCATTGCTAAAAGTGTTACTTAAAAGTTTACGGCCGGCACCTTTCATTAAATTTTTAGGACTAAATGTATTTTTCATTCCATAAATACCTCCCCCTGTATATTCTTCTTCTTCTTGTTCAATTCCTAAAGTTTCATAAGCATACTCTAAGGCTTTGTCAGTTATTTTACTTAAGCCACGACTTTTAGCATACTGTAAAGCTAAATTCATTATAACTTGTTCCATTATCTTCTTCCTCCTGAGTGGACATCTAATCTAAATGTACCTAGTTTCCAGTTACTACTTATAGCAGTATTAGATATAGTTAAAGCAATTTGTCTAGCTCTTGCTCTAGTGTCTATAAAATTAGTAGTAGTTGTTGAAGTATAGGTTTGTGTAGTAGCTGTATCATTAGGGTAATCTCTAAGATCTAATTTAATAATAACGTCTTCACTTTGAGAAACAAAATCTGGAATAATTCTACTAATCCTCATTATAAATTCTCCATCTCCTCTAAATGAAATACCTTCTCTTTGATCTTGTGTAATATCATAATCGCCTGAAGTAATACTAGCAGGTATTGCAGATGTAGCACTGGCAATTATTTGATCAAATCCAGTTTCGTGTTCAAAATAAATTGAACTTCCTTCTGTATTACCTACAACATCAAATGAGGCATCGTCTCCTGCATTATATTGAGTAGCATGAGGTAAACCAAATACTGATGAATCTTCCCATGTAGTTCTAGTAAATAAAGAACTAGCATTAGTAGACCATATAGAAGTCTCTTGAGTTGAGTCTAAATAGTTATATACCACACATCTATTATTTACATTTGATGTAGACGTTGGATAGAACCAAGTAATTTCACCAAATAAATTATTAATTCCTGCATAAACTAATTCATTAGAAGTTGTATTTATATCCTCATAAACATAATCTTCTACTAAACATTGCATAGATTGTAATTGACCCGTGTATCTAAAGAAACCATTATCAGACATCCAATAAGCCGTACCATCAACTTCAACTGCTGCATTAATTCCTAGCAATCCACAATTGGTTCCAACTTGTTCAAAGGCAAATGTAAAAGGTGTTCCAACAAATCTCATAGTAAACATAGAAGTATCAGTCCAAACGTAAAGAGCATTTCTCCCAAGTTTAGCACCGATGATCCGTGATCCGTCAGCCAATCTTTGTGAACCCGCACTGTTGATTGCTGTTGGAGTGTAATCATTTATATTTTCTTGAGAAGAGAATCTTATAAACATATCGTCTTGTGATGTTTTATCTCCAATCGTAGTTTCTGTTCCAAAGAATACTAAGTGTCTATCCGGTGTGGATACTAACATGTCCCTTGACGCTGTGGGTGCACCTGAAATAATTGTAGCTCTATTGTCTGTTGCATTAGTAGCATTTGAATCCCATTCAAAACATTCTCCATTATGAATTAAGGCTATGGCAGTTCCTCCTAAATTGTCCAAGGACCATAGTCCAGGGTCTATGACTGAGTCGGTGTTAGCTGCTGGAGATCCCCAACCTGTGTAAGATGAACTGTTTGTAACTGTTGCACCATTTGAATGAGAAGCAGTTGTTGTCCCCCTAACACCTCTAGTAATCCCTGTAAGTATTAAACCTAAAACTCCAGTATAAGATATTTCTTCAGCACCAATTTGAATATAGTTTGTTCCTGTAGTGGGAAGACCAGTAACACTATTTAAAGTAATTTGTGTAGCGGATCCATTGTTTCCATTTGTGTCTGCTGCAAGTGATCCATTTAAAGTAAACGTTAAAGCTCCTGGCTTTATTCCTCCAAATTGAGATATACCCCAACCATAAGCTCCCAATTGTTCTGCTGGTCCTACGTGGTAGTATTGAAAATATTTAATCCCACCTGAAAGAGTTGCCCCACTTCCAGTCTCAGCGCTAGCCATAGTAATAGTAAGTGTTGTAGTACTGGGTACAGATGTAACCATATATTTCTTATCATTAAAATCTGCAGCGTCATAATTAGAATTTGTAATAGTAGAAAAGTCACTAAATAGAATAATGTCTCCCGCTACGAAACTGTGGGCACTACCAAAAGTTATTGTAACTGCAGTTGAACCATTAGTTGTTGTAAAACAACTTGATAATGTTGTGCCTGTTGGATTAACTAAAGGGTGAATATCATAAAAGATACCTCCCGTATAAGCATATAAAATTCTGTTAGTGCCAATGATTGAATAATTAATAGAAGCATTACTAACCATATGATGTTGTGCTCTTGCAACACCGGTTAGTTTGCTTATCCCTAATTGAGACCAGCCTCCTATCTTCTCTGGTGTACCATATCTAAAACGTACGTTCTCCCCGCCCGTCCATCTATTTTCAGCGCCGGTAGAAGTAATTTGTTTATTGAACCCTGGTACGAAACCTATTTTTTGTAGCATATAAAAACCTGTTTATTAGGTGTTATATCAGTTTGTTGATAAATTCAACAGGTTTTAAAGCAAGGGGAGCGTGTGGTGGATCTCCCCCTACAAGCTTACAGTGTAAGCTATTTTTTAATCTTTGTCAACTTAACACCTTTGAACCAAGCGGGTGCGCCTAGCATAGGTCTTTTATCAAGGTAGTTTTCTTTAGCTGTTTTAGAACTAGTTTTGTTATAATGTAGAAATACTTGTCCACAGTTTTTACCTTTAAATTCTTCTCTCCAATGTTCTAGATCACAACCAGAATAGATTAACATGTCCCCTGGTTCAAGGTCCACTTTAACTCCTGCTTGACCCTGTTTTCCTGTTGGGTCTAAATAGATTGGCCACGGCTCACCACCTAGATTCAACGTAGTAGATATCTCACAAGAGTATCTATCTTTGTGTCGAGCTAGGACATCTCCTTCTTTGTAAATTCTTGCATAAGAATATGTCTCACTTAATTTTAAACCAGTATGTTTTTCCATAACAGGTTTAACTTGTTGTAATAAGGTTTCCATCGCCATATCACTATAGTGTGAATAGGTATTAGGGACTTGCTCATCATTCCATACACCATAATATTCTGTAAACGGTGATAGGTATTTTTGATCAAATAAAAATCTTGCAACATTTCTTTTGTTTAAAAAATATTGATAAACAAATTCTGCAAGTTCTGGTGAGATAGCTTTCTTTAGTACTGTGTATTTATTTTTCTTGAACGACATTTAATACTCCTTTTGGTATTGCTTGGCAGTTCCAATGAATAAATCTAAACGGTTCAACACCCATATCAACAATGTATTGATGTGGCATATATGACGGAAAGAATATCATTCGACCAGGTTGTGCTTTATAATGAACTTGTGTACTTGCGTAAGTTATTTTTTTCTTATCTTTTTCCGGTAATAAGTTCATAACATTACCGGCTCTTGGATCTTCAAACATTGGCATAGATGTTTTATCACTAGCTTTTAAAAAATAGAAACCAGACATATGACCATTCCAATGTGTATGTAATGTATGGTGTCCGCCACCATCATTAGCAAATTCTTGTACCCACATTTCTGTAGTAAATAATTGATGATTAGACATATCAAAGCCCATTTCCATTAATAAGTTATGTGATGTTGCACCAATATAATTAGTTAAATCTTTAAAATCTGGATCCCCCATTAAAGTAGTTGAATGATAGACACTTCCTAAATCACCTTTAGTTTTATTTAATTTATTTCTTTTATCAATATCTGGTTGTAGATTTTTTCTAGATTCTTCTATATATTTATCGGAGGCTTTGTTTAAATCATTAACAAATTTAGGTTCATCTGCAAACCATATAGGACATTTAAAATAATCTTCCCTATTTAATTGAGTAGGGTAAGTTGGTTCTTTTGGTTTCTTAATTCTTTTTTTCTTCTTTTTCATATTTTCCTTTTATTGAAATGGGTACCCTAAATTCCAGATAACCAAACTGTTTCTTTCTCCACTTTTAACAGGACATACTCTATGCCATACAAAACTTGGAAACACCACTAAAGATCCTTTAGGTAGTATTTCAGTACATTTTTTAATATTAGGTTTTTTATCAGGGTCTAAGTTTCTCATATCAAATTCTAGTTCTCCACCTTTATAATCTTTTGGATCTGATAGAGTAACCGTTACTGATAATTTTCTAACTTTTCCGTGCGATGGATCTCCCTGTTGTCTTTGATAAGGTTGATCCCAGCTATCGCAATGCCAATCATAGTACTGGCCTTTTTTATATTTTGTAAATTGACAAGACTCAGAATAATCCCAATTAAAATTCCAACCCGCTGCTGCATTTGCTTGATGTATGTAAGGTTGTATTTCTTTATATACCCATCTATCATTCATCCAAACAATATCTGAATCTCTTTTCTTTTTTAAATCTATAACTTGTTTTTTATTTAATTTCTTATCACCATAACCACCAGTGACTGCCATTTGTTCTTGAAGTTGTTTTCCGTATTTAGAAATATCATCACAGATACGTTCTGGAATGGCTGATTTAAAATACCAATAATAATTTGTTAAATTCATATGTCTTTATGAAAAACTTTATAAAGAATTTTTATTAGATTGTCAATTATTGATATTTGTATCTAAGTATAACTATTCCAGGACCGCCTGCTCCACCTCCAGCACATCTTGAACCACCACCTCCACCACCAGTATTTGCAGTTCCTGCTGTTCCTCTACCAGTTCCTTGTCCTGCTCCACCACCACCTGATCCACCTGATCCACCTGCACCTCCTCCATAAACACCGCCACCTCCACCACCACCAGCTCTAGTTGTTGGAGTTGCATTAATTGAACTTGTAGCACCATTACCACCAGGACCAGCACGTCCAGGAGTACCAGCTGCAGTTGCTCCTCCACCTCCAGCAGCCGCAAAAGGATCATTACCACTAGGTGATAAACTTCCACCAGAATTACCTTGAGGTGGACTTACAGGAGGTGTATTTCCTGAACCTGGAGTTGAAGCAGCACCAGTAGGATTACTACTACCTCCACCAGATCCACCTGAACCTGCATTTGAACCTGCAGACCCACCACCACCTCCACCTGCGGATGTTATTGTTGAAAAAACTGAATTTGAACCTGAATTACATGATGGATTATTTGGTCCAGGTTGAGCTGCTGCACCTCCACCTACTGTAATTGTATAATCTTGAACTGTTACTGCTATAGCTGAACCTCCTGCTAAAGGAGATACTGAATAAGAACCCGCAGTTGAACCTGGGGATTCTCTATAACCACCTGCTCCACCACCACCCGAGTGATTCCATCCACCTGATCCACCACCTGCTACTACCATGTATTCTACTGATGCAAGATATCCTACTCCTGCTGTAACATTAAATGGTCCTGACGATGTAAAAGTATGTATTTTGTAATCACCACTTGTTGAAATTGTTCCACCTGTTGCTGCAATAAGTGTAGTAGTTTCTGGCCATGTTCCCTGGCTCTGTGAGCTAAATTGACTTTGCATTGACCACACACCACTTGCTGCGTTTAATTCTTTTACGATGACTACACCTTTTCCACCTGCACCACCATTTCCTGGACCAGTACCGGTACCACCACCACCTCCGCCAGTATTAATTCCTCCTGCGGTTCCTGTAGAACCACAAGTAGTTCCACCAGCACCACCACCACCTGGACCACCAGCACCGGGGTTTCCATTACA